AGACTGCGCAACGGTCATAGCGCTAGCCAAGCTGGCGAAGATGAAGGCGGCTCAGGCCAAGAAGGCGGCGGCCGAGAAGCGCGTTCAGTCTCGACAACAGAAGCTAGCGACGGAAAAGACCAGCGTAAAGGAGTCTCGCCTTCAGGACGTGGTGAACGCCATTGCCCGCGTACGTGACCACGAATATGGCTGCATCAGCTGCGACAAGCCGCAGTACTGGACTGGTGGCGCATGGCATGGCTCCCACTTCAAGTCAGTCGGCAGCAATTCGGCGCTCAGATACAACCTGTTGAACATTCACAAGGCGTGCGACCAGTGCAACTACTTCCAGGCTGGGAACATCGCGAACTATGAAACTCGCTTGCGCCAAAAGATCGGTGATGAGCGTGTGGATTGGTTGAAGAACCATCCACGATCCAGGGAATATTCGCGTGATTGGCTAGACCGAGCATACGTCATTGCGAGCAAATATTTAAAGCGACTGAAGAAGCGAAAAGGCCTGTAAAAATAAGGCGAAAAACAGTATAAATAGTTTCCAAAAAGCTTGACTCTATACTGTTTTCGCCCATACTTATAAATAAGAAACAAGCTTCCCCACCCGCTCCAAACTGCCAGTCATCGGTAGCCGCACACGGGTAAATGTGCGGGTGATCAGACGTTAGGCGCAGATGAGATGACAGCGCCGGACAGCCTGGAAAGACAGGCACCACACTGAGGCGCATAAGCGCGCCGGAATGGCTGAGAACGCGGAATGCGGCGTTTGTGTTCCTCAGTGTGGTAGGAGTTGGCACAGCGCGTTGGTCGTTCTGACTCTCGCGCGAACGGTTCGATTCCGGATGGGGATTGGGGTTCTCCCGGTCGCAAATGAGGGTTCGATTCCCTCCCTGCCACAAAGTGTCTCCTCTCCAAGATGATCTTGGACTTCGCCCGTTACGGCGGGCTCTTTTTATACGAGGTGTGTGTGCAGATTGTGAAGCGAATTCGACCCGCCGAAATGCTGCCAGCGTTCTACGGAATTGCTTGGCGCGATTGGCTGAGAGACGAAGCAATCTGTCTTCCTGTCCCGCTCAATGTCTTGGCTCGCCTCGCTCGCGCCGGTTGGGTATGGCTGCGAGTTGGCGGCTTGGATGTTCCACTTAATTCTCGTGATGCGTACGAGCAGGGACTCAGGGATGGCGCCACCAAGCATTGACACCATCCGCGACTGGCTAGCATCCAACATGCCCAGCTTGTCATCGGAGACAGAGAAGATGAGCGAGAGAGAGTGTCACGCCAAGCTCTGTGAGTATGTCGAGATGGACTACGAGTGCGGCGAGTTGGCTAACCTGGCGATCCTGTGGCGCAGGCTGAAGAGGGCGCACTATGAGTAGCTTGTCTCCGCTACGAAGCTATGTGCTAGCGAAGATGCCGATCCTGGACGACGCGCTTGCGGAGCTTCCGAATGACGAAATACGGCAGGTAATGAACGCAGCGACGGGCCTTGAGATCAAGTCCAGCGAGTCTATCTCATTGAGCGTTGCGCTCTTCATCGAAGACATGGTGAAGGCTGATATGCGCGGCGTGTTGCTGCTAGACGTGCTGCCTGCTGCGATGAGGGAAGTAACGCGGCTTCGCAAGCTGAAGCAATCACACTTTGGAGGCTGACTATGGAATACGGCATTGCAGCACTTGTGTACTGTATCGTGATTGGCCTGATCTTGGCCTTCTTCGGCCTCAATGAGGATGAATACTGCCGATGAGATCCTACGTTAGCACCGTATTTGCATTTCTAATCGCCTTAACGATCATGCTTGGACTTGCGTGGTATTCCGGTGAGGACTTCAGTGAGCGCTCTGTTGGGCATGCCATGTGGATTGGTATCAGCCTATACGTTGCGGCCAGTGCGGCATGGTTGGTTCGCATGTCAACTGAGGGCTAACGAATGGTTGACCACCAGTTACTCACGCTTGCAGCACGAGCAGCAGGCATAACGCTCACCTGGCCTGATGGCTTAAACGATCACCCAAGGGTGACGGATAAGGATGGGGCGGTGTGGATCTGGAATCCCTGCGATTTTGACGGGGATGCGTTTAGGCTGGGCGTGGACTTGAACGCGTTCGATCACATTTGGTTTGGCATAGAGCTGTATGACGCAAGGCAGGTTGTGGAAGGCGAGCATGCTGCGTATCGACTAGCCATCACCCGAGCAGCCGCAGAGATTGGCAAGACGATCAGCTAGCGATAGAATCGATTGTCGAAAAGAACATGGAGAGACTGGGATGAGCATTTACGGGGATCGCACGGCGCAAGGCTCGTTCGAGGACGCGCGGCACGTGCAGATGTGTGGCACCTGCAACAAGGAGATTTTCCCTGCAGGCTGTCTGCCGGGTGTCGGCTACTACCGCAGCAACTACTGCGAGTGCACGAAGGTACAACGCCCTCAGGTACCGATGAGGCCTGGCGAAGCCGAAAGCCTGCGTACAACCGCTGCTCGGTGGTTCGAGCACCCGAGCCCGATCACACAGTGCGAGCGTGAGATGCAGTACCAGGCGTACAAAGCACGGCTGATGCTGGAGCTGGGATTGAGCAAAGAGAGACAGGGATGAAGGTTGCGGAACTCGATGACGTACAGCTCGACTACTGGGTCGCGCAGGCCGAAGAATTCGAGGTCAAGCCGTACATGGGTGGACTCTTTCTGGCAAATGGCCAATGGTACCGCCCGTCCGCTAACTGGCCGCAGGCTGGGCCGATCATCAGGCGCGAGCGTATTGCGGTGTGGGCTGGTAAGGATAAGTGGTGTGCCACGCATCCAATGACCATGGGGACGGCATATGACGGCCAGAGCGACTATATCGATGTCAGTGACTATGACAGTTCATGCGGCTCAACGCCACTCATTGCTGCGATGCGTGCATACGTCGCATCCAAGTATGGCGACGAAGTACCTGACGAAATGAAGTAACAACAACGAGGCCGGATACGCTGTGAAGCGCTCCGGAAGAGAATGGCAAGACCCTCAAAACTCACTGACGCCCAATGGGAGAAGATTGGGAAGCGACTCCTAGCAGGTGAGTCCGCGTCGTCACTGGCCCGTGAATACGGTGTCAGCAAGGCTGCTATCTCTGGCCGCTTTTCTGAACGGATCAGAAACGTAAAAGACGTTGCAAATCAAATAGTTGCAACTGAGAGCGCGCTGTCGAAACTGAACGTTTCTGAACAATTGGCCGCTCGTTCACTTGCCGACGATCTCAAGGCAATCTCCGAACACTTAGCCGGTGCCGCTCGATATGGGGCAGCTACCGCGCATCGCCTATCCGGCATCGCTCATGGCAAGGTTGCTCAGATCGATGACGCTGCTCCGCTCGACGCTGACAGCCTGGAATCGCTCAAGGGTATTGCTGTCCTGACGCGCATGGCTAACGCCGCCAGCGAGATCCCGCTTAATCTGCTCAAGGCCAACAAGGAGATGGTTGACGACATCAACAAGGGCGACGAGTCCGAGGATATGCACTGGACTATCGAGGTAGTCTCTCCCGATGCACGCTAAGGTTCCAGACAAGCTTGCCTTCCTGTTGACCGAGCGTAGGCGCTACCAAGGCGCCAGGGGTGGCCGGGGTAGTGCTAAGTCCTGGACCGTCGCCCGCGCTCTGCTCATCCTCGGTTCGACCCGCAAGCTTCGCATCCTTTGTACGCGCGAAGTGCAGAAGTCGATTAAGCAGTCTGTGCATAAGCTGCTTAAGGATCAGATCGAGGGCTTGGGCCTCTCGAAGTTCTACCGTGTGCTCGACACTGAGATTCGCGGCAAGAACGGCACCGAGTTTTCATTCTCGGGCCTATCGGATCAAACCGTTGACACCATCAAGTCGTTCGAAGGCTGCGACATCGTTTGGGTGGAGGAGGCGCAGACTGTCAGCAAGCGGTCATGGCAGGTGCTGGTGCCGACCATTCGTAAGGACGGGTCTGAAATCTGGGTGACGTTCAATCCGGAGCTGGACACTGACGAGACCTTCGACCGCTTCGTTACCAACTGTCCTCCAGATTGCAAGATCGTGGAAATGAACCATTCGGACAATCCCTGGTTCACTTCGGTGCTTGAGGCTGAGCGACTGCACGCCAAAGCGACATTGCCAGAGGCAGAATACAACTGGATATGGGAGGGCAAGTGTATGCCGGCAGTCGTGGGCGCCATCTATTTCAACGAGTTTAGCAAGGCCGAGACAGAAGGGCGCATCTGCAATGTGCCGTACGACCCGATGCTCAAGGTGCATGTCGTGTTCGATCTTGGCTGGAATGACTGCATGGCTATCTCGCTTGTGCAGCGTCATGCATCGGAGGTGCGTGTAATCCGCTATATCGAGGAGTCGCATAAGACGCTTGATTGGTATTCCGGCGAGCTAAAGAAGCTCAACTACAACTGGGGGCGCGCATGGCTTCCGCATGACGGCTTCACTGGCGACTACAAGACAGGCAAGAGCGCGGCGCAGATCCTTAGTGCACTCGGATGGGATGTGGTGTCGAAAGAGGAGATTGCACAGAAGGCGCTCGATGTTGAGAGCGGCATTCGAGCTGTGCGCATGATCTTCGGTCGCCTGTACATCGACAAGACCAACTGCGCACGCCTGGTTGAGTGTATCAAGCGCTACCGCCGTGCTATCAATCAGACTACGAAGGAGGCTGGCGGCCCGCTGCACGATGAATACTCACACGGCGCGGACGATCTGCGCTATATCGCTGTCAATGCTGAAAGCATGACGAATGAGGACTGGGGCGGCGCCCTGAACTATAAGGCACTCGGCCATGCTTAAATAGCCACAGCTTATTAATAATCGGCAATACGTCAGAGTTTCCGTATATAATTTAGTCAAACAACCTTTTGGGACAACGCTGTGAAGCGCCTCCCTAGAATATGGCCCGACTGACAGACGACGAGCTATTAGCGTTGACCGATGCCGAAATGCAGGATGCGCAAAGCTACTGCGGCGGTAACGGTAAGCTTGCAACTGAGCGACAACGCGCAGAGTATTACTTCCACGCCCTCCCCAAGGGCGATCTAGCGCCGCCTGAAATCGAAGGGCGGTCTTCTGTCGTCGATACCACTGTGCGCAATACCGTCCTTGGTATGCACGCGCCCCTGGTTAAAGTCTTCTGCGGCACTGAGAACGTGGTGGAGTTTGCCGCTACTCAGCCGAGCGACGAAGAGAAGGCCAAGCAAGCCACTGAATATCTCAATTACCTGTTGCGCAAGAAGTGCAGCGGGTACGAGGTCATTTATACGTGGATCTTTGACGCGCTGAAGTCGAAGAAGGGCTTCATCAAAGTCTGGTGGGATGACACGCCCATCGTGACCGAGGAAGAGTACACCGGGCTAACCATCGAGCAAGTCACGCTGATGCTGGATGACGATGAGGTCGAAGTCAAGGAGCAGAAGGCGTACGAGGACGACGACGCAGCCAAGGCTAAGGCTAAGCAGCTTGAGCAGATGCAGGCTCAGCTTGCTCAGATGGCTCAGGCAGCGATGCAAGACCCGAACGCGGCCCAGCAGGCCCAGCAGGCGCAACAGGCTCAGGCACAGTTCGAACAGTTCGCCTCGCAGCCAGTGCCGATGCTGTATGACGTCACCCTCAAGCGCACGAAGGCCAACGGTAAGCTGTGCGTCGAGAACGTGCCGCCTGAAGAGATGTACGTCTCCCGCTCATGCAAGCATATTGATGACGAGACGTTCAAGGCGCACAAAGTCATGCGCACCATCGGCCAACTCAAGGCTAATGGCTACAAGAATGTCGACAGCATCCAGACTGACGACGCGCAGCCCACGCCTGAATCGGTGGAGCGCGACCAGTTCGGCTCGACGTACGCGCTGACTTCGCCTAGCGAGATGCAAGACCCGGATTCACGCCGCGTGTGGCTGGAAGAATGCTATATGCACGGCGATCTGGATGGCTCTGGCCGCAGCCTGTTCAAGGTCGTGCGTGCTGGTGGCCGCATCCTCGATTACGAGAAGGTTGACGCTAACCCGTTCGTTGACTTGGCCTCGATCCCGCTGCCGCATCAATACTTCGGCCTGTCGCCGGCTGACCTGGCAATGCAAGCCCAGCGCATCAAGACGAGTCTCAAGCGCGTCACGCTGGACAACATGTATTTGCAGGTGAATGGCCGTACGGTGGCGATGGAAGGCCAAGTCAATCTTGACGACCTGCTGAACTCGCGCCCTGGTGGCGTTGTTCGCGTCAAGCAGATTGGCGCCGTGGCTCCGCTGCAGCAGGGTATGGCCGACATGGGTAGCGCGATGACCATGTTGGAAGCCACCGAGATCGACGCCGAGGAATCGACCGGCTGGACCCGCCAGACACAGGGCGGCAACATGCAGGTTGCGCAAACCGCGACCCAGTCGAACATCGTCACCAACCGTGCTGACAGCCGCGTCGAGATGATCGCACGCACGATGGCTGAAACCGGCTTCACGCTGCTATTCAGAAAGATGCTGCGTCTCGTGACGCGTCACCAAAATAAAGCCGAGCAGGTGCAGTTGTCCGGCGGCTGGGCGAACATCGACCCGCGCGAATGGAATAGCCAGTTCGACCTGACGATCAATGTCGGCCTCGGCACTGGCAACAAAGACCAGCAGGTCGCGCATCTCGGCATGCTGTTCCAGCAGCAGATGGCTGGCCTTCAGATTGGCATCGTCACCCCTGAGAACGTCTACAACTCGCAGAAGAAGCTGACCGAGGCGCTTGGCTTCAAGTCTGCTGACGCCTTCTTTACCGACCCGTCCAAGATGCCGCCGAAGCAGCCGCAGCAAGATCCGGCCATTGTGAAGGCGCAGATGGACGATCAGGCGCATCAGCGTGAAATGCAGCTCAAGCAGCAGCAGGCGCAGATGGATGCGCAACTGAAGCAAGAAGCCGCACAAATCCAGGCGCAGGCACAGATGCAGATCGACCAGTTCCGCCAG